GGGCTCAAGGCAGCGCTGTCCGGTCTGTCGTACCTCGGCCTCATGGGCCGGGGCGGGGCGCTGACTGCACTTTCCTTTGCGGTCAATACGCTTGGCGGCTCTTTGACACGGCTCAATGCCGGGGCCTCGGGCATGATTGCCCTGCAGACGGCGCTGGCCGGTATGGAAGGCATGAAGATGACGGGACTCCAGACCGCGGCTGCCGGTCTTCGCGGCATGGCGCTCGCCGTGCCGGGCGTTTCTGGCCTCGCCACGGCGATGACAGCCGTCGGCACCGCTCTGGCGGCGGTCTCGGCTCCGGTCTGGGGCGGTATCGCCACTGCAGTCGCGGCGGTTGCCGTTGCGGCTTATTCGCTGTGGAAGTATTGGGACCGCATCTCCTCCTTTGTGGGTGGCTTTGCGGGTGCCCTGATGACCCAGCTTAAACCTGCCTTCGCCGCGCTGGAGCCGGTGATGCGACCGCTGGCAGGGCTGGGGCGGGCAATCGGGGATGGATTCTCCTGGGCGATCGACAAGCTGACTGAGTTCGGCGCGTGGATGTCTTCGTTCTTCGAACGCGAGGCCTTGAGCGAGGGCCAGAAGCAGGCCTTTGCCCAGGCTGGCGCCGATCTCGCCAACGCGATGATCACCGCCATCAAGGAGGCCTTCGTCGGTCTGCTTGCGTGGTTCTCCGAGCTTCCGGGCAAGATCATCTCGGCCATCGGCAACATCGACGTGAGCGGCCTCATCAAGTGGCCGAGTTTGCCTTCTTGGATGGGCGGCGGCAGTGTAGAGCCAGCCGCTGAGCAGCCACCGGGCAGGGCGGTCGGCGGCCCCATCAGCCGCGGCTCCAGCTACATGGTGGGCGAGCGCGGGCCAGAGCTGATCACGGCCGGGCGGTCGGGCTACGTGAACAAGACGGGCTCCCCCCTGGCCGGAGGGATCACGGTCTCGCCGGTCTTCAACATGACCTTCAACGGCAAGACCGACTCCGAGGATGTGGTCCAGCAGATCCGCCGCGTGCTTCGCGACGAGGTCCGCGAGACCTTCCGCGGGGTATTCGCCGACACCTCCATGCGGTTCGCCTGATGCTGATGACCCTGGGCCCCATCAAGTTCGAGGTCTACCCCTTCAACGCGACCGAGTACGGGCACGACCACGAGACCACCTTCGTGGAGAAGCCCGTCCTCGGCGCCAGGCCGCCGCTCGAATGGGTCGGCGAGGGGGCCGAGGGCTGGTCGATCACCGCAAAGATATTTCCGCACAGGTTCGGCGGCCTTGGCGACCTCAAGAAGCTCTACCAGGCGCGGGCGGCGGGCCGACCCCTTTATCTGATGCGGGGCGACGGCACGCAGATGGGTTGGGTGGTGATCGAGAGGGTATCCGAGCGGTCTAGCTATCTGGACGCCCACGGCATCGGCCGGGCAATCGAGGTGGACATCAGCGTCCGCCGCGCGGCAAAGCCATCGAACGGCAACTTCTTCTCGGTCTTCTCAGGGATGTTCTCATGATTGCTGAACCCGTGACCGTCGAGGGCGATTTTATCACCGTCTCGATCATCGTCTGGCGGCGGTTCAAGCGGCCCATGCCCGGGCTGGTCGAGAAGATCCACGACATTAATCCAGGCCTCGCCGATCTTGGTGCATATCTGCCCGTCGGAACTACCTTCGACATGCCTGTGCCCACGCCCCGCGAGCCAGCCTTCCTTGATCCGATCACGCTGTGGTGAGGACCCATGTCGAAGCGCGCAGTGTTCATGGTGACGGTCGCCGGGACCAACATCACGACCACGCTCTTGCCGGTGCTGATCTCACTTTCAGTTTCTGACAAGGTCGGCACCCACTCCGATACGGCGTCCCTCGAGCTCGATGATACCGATGGCCGCATCGTACTGCCCCGGATCGGCGCACCCGTCATCGTGGCGCTCGGCTGGGAGGCCGAGGGTGTCCGGGTGGTGTTCACAGGGACGGTGGACGAAGTCAAATCCTCCGGCTCCCGCGGCGGCGGACGCACGCTCTCGATCTCCGCCAAGGGCATGGACACGACGAAGAAGCCGAAGGAGGGCCAGCAACGTCACTTCGACGAGAAGAAGGTCGAGGACATCCTCAAGGAGGCGGGGCAGACGGCGGGCGTGACCGAGATTGAGATCGACCCGTCGCTGGCGTCGATCACCCGGAAATACGTCGACATGCGGGACGAGAGCTTCATCCACATGGGCGAACGCCTCGCCCGCGAGATCGGTGGCAATTTCCGCGTCTCCGGCACCAAGGCCATCATGTCGAAGCGGGGCGGCACCTACACAGCCTCAGTGATAGCCGCGTCGGGCCGGAACCTGCACGGCTGGGACATTTCCCCGTCCCTCGGGCGGACCCAGTACAACAAGGTCCGGGCGCGCTGGTACGATCCGAAGAAGGCCGAATGGCAGGAGAAGGAGGAGGGCACCAGGCTCTCCGTGGATGCCCGGCACGACCACCGTTACGCGAAGGCCGACGAGCAGGAGACCTCGCAGCAGATAGCATCGGACAAGGCCACATCGGAGCGCGACGCCGGCGAAGGGAGCGTCACGATCGAGGGCGACACATCCGCCTTTCCGGACGGGCTCTGCATCGTGACCGGTGCCCGCTCCGGTGTCGATGGCGCATATCGCATCGAAAGCGTGACGCATACCTATTCGCGCGGCGGGGGGTTCGTCACACAACTCAGTCTCAAGCAGCCCCAGCAGGGCGGCTGAAAAAACCGGATTCCTCATTATGCAGCAGCAGTGGGTCGCCGACCTTCCCAGCGTCGTTCTTTTCATCATTGGCATCGGTGGCCTTGCCGGCGCACTTCTCGCCATCGTGAAGCTCTGGAGGGAATTCATTCCGGATGGCAACAGCGCCCTGGCGAGAGACATTTCGTCGATCAAGACCGACATGCACGACGTCCGGAAGCGCGTCGGCATGCTTGAGATCGACCTTGCGAGGATCGACCAGCCTGCAATTGCGCGGCGCCTCGACTCCTTTGAGCAGAAAATCGATCGGCTTCACGACCTGCTGATCGATAGGGGCCCCAAGCACACCTGACGCCTACCGGGCCGCCCAGGACCGGGAGGCCGAATGCCACCACAGCGGATGCCCTCGGTTGGCCGAGCCGCCCCGGCTGCATCGGGCTTGTGCCGCAAAGCCGCGCCGAAGGTCCGCCAGCGGCCCGTTCCCCGCCAGCAGTTGGCGTGCCCATCCCAAACCACTTCCATCAACAACCATCGGAGGCTCGAGCCCCATGTCAGACCACATGCAGATTGCCCGGGAACTTATCGGCATCAGGGAGGCCTCAGGGTCCGCCGACAATCCGAAGATCATGGAGATGTACAAGGCGGTCGGCCATGACTGGGTCGAGCACGACGAGACCGCCTGGTGCGCAGCCTATGTCGGCTACTGCCTCGAGAAGTCCGGCATCCGCTCCACCCGGGCGCTCAACGCACGCTCTTATCTGAACTTCGGCACCAAGGTCGAACTTGCCGATGCAAGAGAGGGCGACATTGCCGTCTTCGCGCGTGGAAATTCGGAATGGCAGGGCCACGTGGCCTTCTTGGTGAAGGCCACGGCCACCCAGATCACGGTGCTCGGCGGCAACCAGTCGGACGCCGTCACCATCGCCAATTATCCCAAGTCCCGTCTGCTTGGCATCCGCCGCCCGATCAGCAGCAAGACCAACCCGGCGCCATCGGTGCTTGGCATCCAGCAGCGCCTGCGGGCGCTTGGCTACCACGAGGTGGGCACCGCCGACGGCAGGTTCGGTCCGCGCACCAGGGCGGCGATCCTGGCCTTCCGGGCAGATAATTCCCTTCCGCTCTTACCCGATATCGACCCCCAGCTGGAGGAGGCACTCAAGGCCGCCCTCCCGCGCGAGATCGCGCCTGAGCGGGCTGCCGGTAAGCCTCAGAACTCCAGGATCGTCAAGGCAGCCAATGTCCAGATCGCCACCGGCGTGGTGGGCGGCGCCGCAGCGATCGCTGCGAATGTCGCCCCTGCGATCGAGCAGGCCGAGAAGGCCAATAGCCTCCTCAAGCGGCTCTTCGACATCCTCAACATCGACATACTCCTCGGCCCCGGCTTGCCCTGGCTCATGGGTGCGCTCTGCGCCATCGTCATCCTGTACGCCGTGATCACCCGGATGGCCCGAGTCGAGGATCACCAGACGGGGAAGACGCCATGATCGGCTCGCTCATCCTGTCCACAGTCCTCTCGCTCAGCATGCGAGCCCGCCTGTACCTGTCGCTCGCGGGCGCGGTCCTCATTGCGTTGGGCATGGCCTTCATCATGGGGCGCTCGGCCGGCAAGGAATCCTACGTCAGGCAGCGCGAGAAGGCGAAGAAGAGGGCATCCCAGACCGCGGAGGTTATCCGACATGCAATCGACAAAGCTCCTGATGATCGCGTTGACCGCCGCCTCGATCAGTGGATGCGCGACTAGCCCGGTTTTCAAGGACGACTGCAACTGGGCGAAGCCTATCCTGCCGTCGCGCGCGGACGTTCTGACCGGGGAGACCAGGCGCCAGATCCTCGCCCACAACGAGGCTGGCGCAAAACTCTGCGGGTGGAAACCATGAGCGTCACGGTCTCGGATGGCCCGGCCATCGTCGCCGGCTACGAATACAGGCTCAGGATCGAGGCCGATGCGCCGATCTTTCCCGCAGGCTGCGCACTTGCGGCACAGGTCAGGGCGAAGGTCAGCGACAGCGCCGTCATTGCAACGCTCACGACGTCCAGTGGCGGCATCTTGCGCGTCTCAGACACCATTCTCGACATCACCATTCCGGCCGCCGCCACGGCGAATCTCCAACCGGGTAGCGTCTTCACCGACATGGTGCGCACCGATGTTAACCCGGACCAGCACCTGAACTTCACCCTCGAAATCCCTGTCATCAGGCCGGTGACGCGAGGTCTGTGATGGCAGAGAAGGTCGAGGTCGCAACTTATACCGGCCCGATCCGTATCCGCGTCGCGGGTGTCGAAAAGGTCCAGGCGCGGGTCTCGTCCGTGCCCATTGCCATCAAGCTTCTCGGCGCGCCGGGTCCACAGGGCCAAGCCGGAGCGCCCGGCTCCCCCGGCCCGCAGGGGCCCCCCGGCAGTCTCGATGCCGGCATCACCATCGACGGCGGCAACTTCTGAACGGAAAAGGCATCTTCCAATGGCGAACGTCATCCGCATCAAGCGCCGCGCGTCCGGCAACACCGGGGCTCCGGCTGCCCTCAAGTCCGCCGAGCTTGCCCACAACGAGGTCGACAACACGCTCTATATCGGCAAAGGCGACGACGGCTCCGGCAATGCGACGTCGGTCATTGCGCTCGCGGGCAAGGGTGCATTTGCCGATCTTTCGTCCACGCAGACCATCGGCGGAGCCAAGACCTTCTCCACCGTCCCGAAGGCGTCGCAGGATGCCTCCGCAGCCACGG